CGAGGAATATCCACCAAACCAACCAGGCCGGGAAGCGTTCGCACGCCTGCCTGCGCTGTCACCTGCGAGTTGCGTAGGACATCAATGAAGCTGCCCGCCAGCAAGTCGGTAGCAACCAACTCAGGGCCATCAGTTGCGGTCGTTACGTTCAACACCCGTTCCTGCATGGCATGTCCCCGCTCTAAAATCTCCTGCGGGATATACGTTCCTCGGGCTTTAAAGTCAGCACCAAATTGCTTGGCACCTGCCTCGGATACCTCAAGCTCGAATGCCGCGGCTTTCTGTGCAGCTCGATCCTGTGGTTGAGAGACAGCGTTCATCAGTTTCACGAATGAAAAAGAGTCAGCCTCTTTGCCAGACAAACCGACGTTGCCATCGCTTCGGCTTTCGGCTCGCGCCTTGGTGTTGCGCTGCCCGACAACTTCCAGCAACTGCTTGTTGAATGCTGCATATTCCCAGCCCTCATCAATTGCCTGTCGGCCAAGCTCATCAGCGTCATGCGCATCGGCCATGGACCGGATTTGCTTGCATCGCTTCGTCTCAGTTTCACGCATTTTGCCAAGCTCTTCCTTGCGGTCGAACTTAGGCTCCGGCTGCGCAGCCGCTTCCTTGGGTTTGGTGTCTTCAGTCATTTTCGTTTCCTCAATAATTGTGTCGGGCGATGTGCCCGGTTCGTCACTTCTGCCGATTCCCACTGATGCGTCCGCTGGTACAGCGACTATTGAAACCTCATGTGGGGTCCAGCTATTTGCTGTTAGTACATTGTGTCCGTCGACCTCCTTCTCGGTATAGTCCTCGATGGTGTAACCAACAGATACCATCCCGCGAATACCGTCAACGATATCACTGAATATTTCCTGTCCTCGGTCACTACGTGAGAACCTGACAACTGCACGACCAACGTGGTCCTTGTCAATCCTCGCTCCTTCGACTACGCCGACATGATCGTCGACATTATGATTGACCAAAACCGCTGCACCGTTATTCAAACGGGCGAGATCAACACTCTGCGATTTATGGGCAAGTATTTCTGTTCCATACCACCTTTCGTATGGTTCCTCGGAGGAGAACGCCAGATCTACCGTGCGCTCTTCCTCGTTGACTGCTGAGCGATCAAACGTAAACGACCGATCAAGATTCAGCGTCTTCCTTTTCCGCTCCTGGTTCCGGTTGTTCTGGCTTTTCTTGGTCATTTGCGTCGTCTCCAGTGTATTCACCTAGTAACTCGTTCTCGCGCTCTATCTCGCGCCATGTCGTTTCAGGGTCATCGCCCTGGTCCCTGATAATCTGAGACCGGGAGCGCGTTTTAAGTTTCACGCTTAATTCGTTGGCATTCATGTCTTTTTGCGGGTCGACCCAACTCCACCGGCGCCCCTGGTAGTTTGCTTTGCGATAGTCCTCTACCGGACGGGTCAGTGGCCGTGATCCCACAAGTATCTCGCCTCGCAGCACGGCATACTCTATCCACTCTTCAAACACCGGCACAATAAGCGATCTAATCAGCCAGCCCTGCATCGTCTTGAATAGTTCACGATCCTCCAAAACACCTGCTCGTATACTGCTGTAATTAACCCCTTCGAGATCGTTCGATAGCGTCGGGTAGCTGATATCCATGCCCGCCGACATGCCCTGTATATTGACCTTGGTAAAGTGCGGATACTGGTCGTGTGGGTATTTCGGGTCATACTGGCGCAGATCCATGCCAGCCGGCAACTGGTGAAATGTGCCCGGGTCAGCATCGTGGATAATGTTACCTTCCGCATCCTGCCCATCCCCCTGGTAGCCCTCGCCAGTCTCAGACGTGAAGAAGCCCATGTGTGCGGCGCCGTGTCGAGCTGCGGTAATAGCCGCCTCGTCGTAACCGTCAAGCTGCTTCATGCGCACCATGGCCGCGTGCATCCACGGCACTCCCCGGCACTGGCCTACCCAGTCAGATTTGTAGACGTGGATAATCTCTTCTGCCGGGACCGAGTACACGATGCCGGAGTTATAGTTTCCCTGGCTGTCCATCCGCCTGAAAAAGTAGCGCAGCGGCATCATCTCGGGCGAGTGCTCGATGCCCATCAACGTGATATTGCCGTTACGCTCAGTTTTGTTGCGGGTGATGTCCAGCAGCGCCGGGTCCATAGCCTGTAGCTGAAACCCGTCGGCGTTGCTGTAGTGCTTCCTGAATATGAATTCCCCGTCAGTAACCGCGGTGCCTATCGCCTGCTGCTGCATCTCTACCCACGACATGCTGCCTGCCAGGTCTGTTGTGCGTTCACCCCATTTTTTGTATGCCAATTCGATAGCATCGTTTGCCCTGGTATCCAACACCTCTTTGCCGCCCTGAAACCATGTTGATGCGGCCTGCACAGTAATGCCCTTCGGCCCTACGATATTGCTCTTCATCACCGTCGAGTAGCGCTTGGCGTATGGGTTATTGCGAACGAGATCCCTCGATCTGGCGCGCATGGCAGGGAGCGCTGTTGATAAGTAGGCATTGATGGCGCTTGAGTCAGTTAACCATCCGTCTGTCAGTCTGCTGACATCTGCGGCGCCAAAGCTTCGTTGCTGTCCTGGGGTCATCCCCGTATGTGGGTTTTTACCGGCTACTCTCGCCGGAGGTAGTGCCGTCGATGTTTTACGGCTAAACATGCTGAGAATGCCCATTACGCCGGAAACCTCGTCAATATTTTGGTGGTGCCACCCTTGCCCTGCTTCTGTAGCTCTTGCTGCTTTTCGCTCTCAACCTCGGCGCGGTAGTCGATGCGGATTTGCCGCAACTCGTCGTAGGTGCGAAGCGCAAGGGAGCGGCCGGCAATAGATATGGAAGATTGCTCCTTCGTTGCCGAGCCCTCGATGACGGCCTCAACAGCGTCCAGCACCTTGGCAGCGTGCGATCTGTTGTCAGTAGGGCCGGTGGTCAGGTCAGGCAGTACGTCCCAGTAGCCTCTGGCCACCCCGACTTTAGCGCTGTCGGATATCTGGGTTATGACCAACTCCCAGCGGTACCTGCCTTCCGGGCAGATGGCTGATGTGTCGGCCTCTGATACAGTGAACTCGCTGCCAGTGGTCGAGATTGTAAACGATGCTACATCGGCGCTTTCCTTGTTGGCTATGTAGGTCGCGGTGTATAGCGACGGGTCATAGGTGCCGGCAAGATCAGGACGCTTCCACGCCCATAGCTCCCCGATTACCAGATTAACCGGCTCAGTCTCCGGGTAATTCACACTGTCAAAACGATTTACCATGACGTTACAAAATTGCCTCGTTTTCTGGTGGGCCTTGTCATGCGCCTGGTGGTCGGCGCGGGCTTGGGTGCTGGAGCCTCCTTAACCTTAACGGGATTCAATCTCTTTTTAATGGCCGGCCAAACAGGATTTAATATCTTTAGTGTAGCGTATGCGTACACACGGGTATCGAGAGCCTCATTCCTGGCGCGAGTCTTAACCCACTCCCTGCGCGGAAACCCTTTAACAAATCGGGTGACAACCTTCTCGCCAGTAAGCTGCTCAAAATACTCTTCTTGCCGCGTCTCTGGGAAATGGCAGTATCCAGGCCCTGGGTCTGTAGCGCGCAACCGGGCATAGACAATACCTTTCGCGTCATCTACTCCGACGGTATAGAGGTCAACTGGTCGCTGTTTCTTGCCCTTTTTGCCCCTTGTTACCTGCGCCACCGGCCTGCCGGCGCCTGCAACCCCTTTCAGGGCATAGAGCCTGCGCCCGGAACGGGTACGAACGTAGTCATAAACAAGCTGCGTCCTGAATCCTGAGTCAATCCCGGTAGCGGCTATGTGCATTTCCGTGCCGCCCTCGTGGGTATAGGTCTTGGATAGCGCGTCATCGAGATCCTGCCATACCTCGGCCTTGCTGGTGTCTCCTTCAAGCGTATAAAAGTCTATGTTCCATGACTCTTCGTTATCGCCCCAGGCCACAACCTCTACGCAAAGATAGTTTGCCTGGCAATCAACGCCGGCAGTCAGGAGTATGCCGCCATCTGGGACATCCTCGTAGCTCTCACGGCGGCTTAACAGCCCTATGCCGTCTAATGTGTCAGCCTCCTCCTCCCATGTCTCAGCGAGGCTTACGTTAACGAATGTTTGCAGGTCGTTGTCGGCCTTTTTCTCCAGAAAGCTGATGACGACGTCGCGCCACCGTCGAAATGTGCTGTAGAGCTCGTTCAGATGGTAGCTTGCGTGCCCCGTGAATTTCTTTGCCCCGCGCCACTCGCCGCGGCGGAGCATATAGTTCTTCTGCCCCTCGCTTATCTCACAACCACAATTCTCGCAGACATAGACCGTAGTCTCAGGGTCCGGGTTGCCTTCTGCGTCTTTCTGCCACTGGATATTCTTCCACTTCAGCGTCTGGAAGTGCTCGCAATGAGGACACGGCACGTACCGCCTGCGCTGGTCACCTGCCTCGAATGACGCCTCGATGGTGCTGCTGCCCTTGAGCGTCGGAGTACTGGTATCCACCAGCATCCGTTGGTCGCCAAACGTCGCAGCCCGCTGCCAGAGCAGGTTTACCGGGTGCCCCTCTGCCGTAACCTCATAACCATCTGTTTCATCACAGTAGATTTTAGGTGCTGACCGGCCTCGCATGGTTTTTGGGGAGCCAGACCAGGAAAACATGAGAAATCCACCCGGATAGCTCTTCATCCGCTGGTTATTTACGCCTTCACGGCCCCGAGGTTTCGCCACTCTGGATGATAATGTAGGGTTACTCTCGATTAGCGGGGTTAATTTGGTTTCAAGCCACGTCTGAAGGTCGCCCTGGCTGGGTTGCATCACGATCTGGCTTGCCGGTTGCTGTGCAATGTTGAACCCGATGCCACAATTGACCACCTGAGTCTTGCCAGTCTGCGCCCCCCACATCAACGTGATGCGATGACAGTCAGGATTGGCCATCATGTCCAGCGGCTCACGCTGGTGGGGGGCATTGTCGAATCGAATCAGTCCGGGGATGGCATTACCCGCCGGAATCCTGATGTTAAGCTCAGCCCAATCGCTGGGACTCAAGTCAGGCGGTGGCGACCATGCCAGCGGTTTCGCCGCGTTTAGTCTCCGAATCAGATTCTGCCTCGACTTCGATAAATCTATTTGCACAGCTATTTAATGCCTCATCTATCTCTTCCATAATCACATCTTTTATCCGCCTCTCGTCTAGCTCACCCAGCAGCATGGCGGATACCCGCTGCGGGATGTTTCTCAGCCTGACCTTTACCCCGATATAGTCATCAGTGGTGGTGCGAACAACCTCGTCGATGTAGACAACCTCGCCGCGCTCCTTGGCAGCGCTCAATTCAACTAGCGTGGTCTCGGCTGCGAGCTTGCGGCACTTGAGCTCGTCCTGGGTGCTGCCCTCGGTCCTGCCAATAGCGTGCTTGACGGCTTCTTCGGTCTTCCAGTTGAAGACATCCTTGGTGTTGAATGCCCACTCCGTTCCCCTTGAGCCACGAACTACTACCGGGCAGCCCCTGCCTACCCATGCCTTTATGGTATTTGGCTCAACACCGAATATATCTATGGCGGCGGCCATGTTTACCGTTTGGCCTGCACTGCTCATTCCCTATCGGCCCCGTCTGTCTTTAGAATGATTCTCATATCCCTCCCAGAAATGTAAAGTCGCGCCGGCCGTCACC